TGGGCGGCGATCTACTTTATCGATCCGAGATAGCGATTTAGCGAAAGGACGAAATGAAGAAAGGGCGCTTTAGGCGCCCTTTTTGCTGCTATTCGTGGCTTCCTCGCATCACCACCCAGGCTTTGAAGCTGTCCTCGAGCAGCTCCTTCATTGATAATCCCGCGGCAGCAGCGGTCATCTTGAACTTGGTGTGGAATTCCGGGCTGACCTTGAAGTTCAGATCGCGCGCCTTCGTGTCCGGATCGGCCATGTTGTCAGCCGTGAACTCGGGCTTCTCCTGCAGTGCGCCGAGAAACTTCATCGAGTTCGGCTGCGGTGGCTTCTGGATGTTGGCCTTGGTTGGCACGATGGCCACGTTGGTCGATGCTGGTTTCTTCATGCTGCCACCTGGCTCAGAGCGTTGAGTTTATCGACGATTTCGGCTGCCAGTGTGTCGGCGCGCTCGTTCAGCGTCGGATATTTGGTTTCGGAGATCGCAAAGCCGACGTTCTGGGCCATCTGATAGCCAGTCTTCGTCGCCAGATCGGTATCTGCCACCTCAAAGTTGAGCCCGCGCAGATAAGCCATGGCCTCGCGTGTAGCCACGTCGCTGTCCGTGGTCTTATTGAGCACCCAGATGATCTTCTGCCGCGGCACGCCCTTGGCGATCAGCTCGTTGACGAAGCCCACCTGCGGCTTGAGATCGTCGACGGTCAGTCCGGTCGGTATGACGACCAGGTCAGCAACCCGGGCTGCCTCGAGGCTCGCCTGCTGTGAATCCGGTGCTCCGTCGACCACCAGGAGGTCGTAGGGCTCGGTTTTGAACTTCTTGACGCTGGTCATAGGCTCAGACGCGATCGACGGCTCTATGGCAGCCTGCATGCGGATGGCAACCCAGTCAGTCGAGGTAAGCTGCCGGACGTTGAAGTCGCATATCTTCACGCGCCATTCGCTGACAGCAAACGTGCGAGCTAACAGGCGGGCAACGGTCGATTTGCCGACGCCGCCTTTCTGGGACAGAACTGCTATGACGGTGCTCATTCGCGAAATCCCACTATTCGTTAATTCGCTAATTCTTAGCGTCCAATGGTTAACGAAATCTGAGCGGTTTGGGAAGAGGGAGGGTGGCGCGGTCCATTTGTGTCAACAACGAACCGACAACTCAAACGAGGTGAGCTGAGCTCTAGGGCCGCGCCTGGACCGTTATAGAGGTTCGAACTCTACCAGGTCAAAGAGGAATTCGTATTCGTCCAGGTCGCGGGCGCGGATCATCGGATAGCTGACCCGGTAGCCGTTGCGATAGTAATCCTCGGCTATCTCACAGACCTTGGGATCGATGCCGCATTCGTCTGCGATGATCTGCTGGATTGAGGCGCTCTTGGTCGAAAGGTCGAATTTATCGACGAAATGGGTGTAGCGGGTTAGCGAAAACGCCTTTTCGCTAATGACGCCGGTCGGCCCGTTCACCTCGGTAAAAGTCACGTAGGTGCGGCCGACAGGCGCGCTCAGATTGAGCACGCCCACTGGCTTCTTGCCGTAATGGACCTGGATCACAGGGCGGGTCCGATGATTGCGGTCAGCTTGCCGGCAAGGTCTGCTTTCGCTTCTTCCTTCGACAGTCCGCGCGCCAGGCCGTCGTTGACGATCTGATGATCTGCATAGGCAGCGTTGTAGGTGTCGAACTCATACTTCGAAGGGCCGGCGAGGGGATTGACGATCTCAAGGACCAGGGCGCCGTGCTTCTTCCAGTAGCGGCCTTGCTCGCGGCGAACCGAGCCAAATGTGGAGTAGGAGCCCTTCGGACGGGCGTTGTGGCTCATGATCGGGATGATGTCGCCACCGAACTTCTCTTCGAAGGCGTTGCCGATCTCGCCGAGGATCTCGCGAACGGTCCAGGTCCGGCCGTTCAGTTCGACTTCCTCGAGCTTTCCTTCCTGGGTGAAGACCTGCTCATGGGTGAGGCCGAAGTAGTCGATGGCGATCATGCGCAGCGGCCGGCCGTCGTCGGCGACCTCATGACCGTAGATATCGTTGATGATCTCGGCAGCCGTGGTCTTGCCGGAAGTCGGGTGGCCACAAAGGGCGATGATTTTGGGGAGATTCGATGACATTGGGGCTCCTGTGCGTAGTCAATCAATATTTACTTACTGCACAGGAGCGAAAGATGGAAGTAGCGAATTAGCGAAACCGCTAATTCTCTTGCTCAAGAAGCCCGCGCTTGCGGGCTCTGGCGACGAGACGGGTGAGGCGCTCGTTATCGGCCTGCAGCTTTTCGAGCGCCTCAAGATAGAAGGCTTCGCTCATGGCCGACAGGCCGCAGGAGTTGAAGAAGTGGACTGGATCGACGAGGGCCGGTCTCTGGGTCATGCTGCAACCTTTCTCTGAGCTGCGAAAATGTGCCATGGGAAGTCCTGATTGGCCGGCAGGATGTTCTCTCTGAACCCTGGCGTTGCCATAACCACACCTTTACGTTGGGTTGTGTGCTCTGCGAGGGCAATGTTGTTGCTGCATGAATAGTCAGCGATGAAGGCGTAGTTCGGCATATTTTTCTTGGCACGCAAACCGCGGCCGATCCGCTGGCGAAGAGCGACTTCCGCCTTACCTCCTCCGGCAAGCTGCACCAGGCCGATGCCGGGCACGTCAACGCCGACGTCAACGATGGTCGAGCCGATAATCGCATCGATCTCGCCACGCTCGAGCTTGCCCAGTGCATCCTCGCGCTCTTCCTGCTTGTTCTCGCCGCGAAGGAAGACCGTGCGCAGGCCGACATGCTCGAACTTCTTGAAGAGAATCTCGCCGTGGTCCATGCGTTGGATCAAGGTCAGCACCGGCAGCCCATAGCGCTTGGCCATCAGAGCGTCACGCACGATGTCGCGATGCATGAAGGTGTTCTTGATGTAGCCGAACTCGTAGGCCCTCGCCCATGGCGACGACCGGAACAGAATCTTGTGAGGCTCGGATGTCACGTATTTGAAGATCGGTTTGGCAAGCACGCCGGAATTGATGAGCTGCTCTTCCGAGATCTGGATCAGCACCGAGCCGAACGCTGCCATCAGACGCATGTTGTCTTCGGCCGAGTCGCGCATGAACGGTGTCGCCGTCAATGCAACGCGGATCGTCGCGTTCTTGCAGTGCTTGAGGATCTCGTAATAGCTGTTGCCGCCTGCCTCGTGAGCCTCCTCACCGATGACAACGTCGATCAGCTCGAGGAATTTCAGGTAGCGATTTCGCTTTTTCGTCTTTTCGTCAAATCGGGCTTGTGCGAGTTCGCGGATCTGCGCCGGCGCCATGTTCGAATCTTTCTTCTTCGAACGGTGCTGCGACTTGGTAACAGCAATGATCTCTTTCTGAAGGTTCGGCTCCTCGAGCGCTTCGACCAGGGTCTGCACCATGCCGAGGTTCACGCCCTTGACCATCTTCTCGACGCCATCGCCGATCACGCCGGTGTTCAAGCCGAGCGCATCGATCTGCTTCTTCATTTGGTAGAGCAGAACCTTGCGGGTCGTCAGGAAGAGGGTAGGGCGCCTGTAGCGGACCATGATCATCTTGGCGATCTTCGACTTACCACCGCCCGTCGCGACCTGGATGATGCCACGGCCGAACTTCTCGACGCGACGAAGCGCTTCCGGCTGGTGAGCATATTTCGGATCGGCATTGCCGAAGTCGTCAACGATCGGATCAGCGGGACCAAGTGGCTCGACCGGCGCTTTCCGGAAGATCTTCACTTCATGACCGAGACGCTTCAGCTCCTTGTGGACCATGAAGGCAAAGCCAGCAGGAAAGGAGTTGGTCTTGAACTCGTAGAAGGATGATTTGCCGTCCCAGGTGCCCTGCGTGTAGGCGAAGGTGTGCTCAGAGCCGTCCACCTGGTAGGAAAGCAGGTCTGAAACGAGGACAGCGACGTTCTCGGGCGGATCGAGAAGCTGCGCGGTCACAGCGTTATAGGCCAATTTGATCGTGGTCATGAAAATTTCCGTGTTGCCTGTTGCCTTGTGTGGCGTTTATGATAAATCAATATTTACTGACTGCCACCCACTATTCAACCAAGGTGCCTATGACAAGCTTGAAGATGATGCAGCTCGATCCAGGGGTTCTGCAGCCCAATCCGTGGAACACGAATATCGTGACGCCCGAAAACGAGGCGAAGCTGGAAGAGTCCATCAAGCGTCTTGGCTTCTTCCGTCCGGCCGTCGTTCGCGAAATCGCTAATTCGACAAATAGCGAAATCGTCTCCTACCAAATTTTGGGTGGTGAGCACAGAGCCCAGGTCGCGGCAAAGATCGGTCTCGCGACCATCCCAGTGATGAACCTCGGCGCGATCGACGACCTCAAGGCCAAGGAAATCGGTATCGCCGACAATTCCCGATACGGGATGGACGATCAGATTGCCTTTGCAGACCTCATCAGGGGCATGGGTAACGCTGAACAACTGAAGGACTTCCTTCCCTACACAGAGCACGACTTCGCTGATCTGTTCACAACATCAGAGATAGATCTGGATTCACTGGGTCTTGAAGAAAATTTCGAAAAGGAAGCGGAAAACGACACTGCCGAGGAGCCGGTTGAGCCGAAAGCTCCCAAGACGCACTCGATCATCCGCTTCAAGGTCTCCAATCGCGATGCCGAGAGCATCACGGCCCTCATTGAGCGCACCAAAAAGGACAACGGCTTCACAGGCTCCGACGAGCTGACCAACGCCGGCGACGGCCTGGTGCATTTGCTGCTCGGCGAACAGAGCCAGGCGGCAGCCGCGAGCGAACTCGACGATCTCGATGATCTGCTCGGAGCGGGCGAATGAAAGTGAAAGCCGTTCGTCCCAAATTCGACGACTGCAGATCCTGCGTCTTCTTCCTGAAAAACCGGGTCAACCCGATCTGCGGCTCCTGCGACAGCGGCGAGTTCTTCGAAGAGAAGATCCGTGTGCGCGAGAAGAGCAACAACGAACTCATGGCTATGTATGGAGAATACCACGATGACGAATAAGGCCGTCACGCTGATCGCCGTTGCCGATCTCGTTCCTTACGAAAAGAACGCCAAGAAGCATTCCGATGAGCAGATCGAAAAGCTCTCGGCGCTGATCGGCAAATATGGCTGGACCTCGCCGATCGTCACCGACAAGAACCTGGTGATCATCGCCGGTCATGGTCGTCGCCTGGCAGCGCTCAACATCGGCCTCGAGAAGGTTCCGGTCATCATCCGCGACGATCTATCCGAAGTCGATGCCATGGCCCTTCGCCTGGCTGACAATCGTGTCGCCTCGACCGAATACGACCTCGAGCTTGAGCAGCTCGAAATGTCCGACATCATCGACATGGACGCAGCCTTCGACCTGACGATGCTCGGCTACACCGAACACGAGACCAACTTCGCGACGGCCGACCTGATCGACATGGAAGATACGGTCTTCGTCGACGATATCGGCGCTGCAGTCGAAAAGCAGAAGGCCGAAAACGAGCAGAAGACCAAGGAGACCGACGATATCGCCGCTCCGATCGCTGATGCCCTGGGCTTCAAGCGCGTCACGATCGCCGAGAGTCGCAAGATCCGCGAGCTGATGGCCAAGATCGAGCTGCGCGCCGGCTGCAAGGGCGTCGAAGCCCTGATCTACGTTCTCGAAACCTCAGGATTGTCCGAATGAGCGAACACAGCGTCATCGACATCAAAACACGCAAGCCGTTCGCGCAGGCGAGGGCAGAAGAGACCAAGCGCAAGCGCGCAGCCACCCGGAAGGCCATGAAGGACGTCGCCGACGCCTTCATGGAGCACCGGGATTGCCTGATCGAAAGCCTCGAGGGCGTTCTGAAGATGGTCAGGGAAGGCAAGCTGCACGGGCTGATCATCATCGCCCGTGAGCCGAACACCAAGCTATTCCTCACCGACGTAGTGTTGGACGACCGGCTCATTCCGGCCAACGATCTGCACGCCTTTGTCGGTGTCATGGAGACCCTGAAGCTCGAACTGGCTGACTCGGCTGCCGCAAACGCTCCGGCGCTGCTCATCGGTGGCGAGGTGGTCGATCCAACCCAAATCCCCGAAGAAGAGTGGGACGAATACGAATGACCATCTACACCATCAATTGCGGCTTCAACTCCTCGGTCGAGCGCACCCCGCGCGTGCTCGAGATCGCCGAGGCGTTCGGTCTTGGCCTGGCCGAGAAGCGCTTCGAGGTCTACCGCGACCTAAAGCTTGAGATCCTGCCGACCGATGTCGTCTACATCAACGGTCAGTCTGGCTCGGGCAAGTCGCTGCTCTTGCGCGACCTCACGCGCCAGATGCGCGAAGAGGGGAGGGTGGTCGCTGACCTCAACGAAGTGGAGCTCGATGAGCGCCCGGTGATCGACCAGCTCGGCAAGAACACCAACGACGCGCTCTATCTGCTCGCTCGCGCCGGCATCTCCGACGCCTGGATCTACATTCGCAAGCCCTCGGAGCTCTCTGACGGCCAGCGCTACCGGCTGAAGCTTGCCAAGGTCATGGAGACCGATGCTGACGTCTGGGTGGCCGACGAGTTCGGCGCCGTCCTCGATCGCGTCACAGCAAAGGCGATCGCCATGAGCGTCCAGAAGGTCGCCCGTGAGCGTGGAAAGAACCTGATCGTTGCAACGACCCATACCGACCTCGAAGCAGAGCTGGCGCCGAACCTCGCCATCTACAAGCGCTTCAAGGAGAAGGTCGACATCACCGCGGAGCCACGCCCATGAATTTCGGCAAGGCACTCGAGTTCGCCAAGAAGGGCGGCGCCATCCGGCGTTCCGACTGGAAGAAGGATGAACGTATCTTTCTCGATCTCGGATCGCGTGACGCGTCGAAACTGTTCGGCCGGTCACGCATCGAGGCGGCTCTCAACGTCGATCTGTTCCAACCAGGCGACAAGGGCACGGTCACGCGCCTACCAAATCTCAACATGAAGGTCGGGTCGGGAGAGACCGTCACCGGCTGGCAACCAG